AGAGTTTAGAGAAGCAAACAGACTTTTCTTTATTTTCTGGGAAGCTTGCAAAGCAGATACCAGATGTTATGGAATGTGCTATCTCAAAAACAGACGTTCGGGATTTTCGTTTATGGCATCGGCTGAAACCGTTAACTGGGCTACAATATCAAGCGACGCACGTTTCGGAATATTGTCCAAATCTGGTTCCGATGCAAAAAAAATGTTTACAGATAAAGTTGTACCAATATCAATAAACTACCCTTTCTTTTTTAAACCAATACAAGACGGTATGGACCGTCCAAAAACAGAACTAGCTTACAGGGTACCCGCGTCAAAATTAACAAGAAAATCAATAGCGTCGGGACAGCAGCGCGAAGAGCTTGAGGGCCTTGATACAACTATTGACTGGAAAAATACAGGTGACAACAGTTATGACGGTGAAAAACTAAAACTGTTAGTACACGACGAAAGTGGTAAATGGGAAAAGCCGGATAACATATTAAATAACTGGCGTGTAACAAAAACTACATTAAGATTAGGTAGTAGAGTTATAGGTAAGTGTATGATGGGATCAACATCAAACGCACTAGATAAAGGTGGTGAAAACTTTAAAAAATTATATAATGATTCCAACGTTACAAAAAGAAACCGCAATGGACAGACTCGCAGCGGATTATATAGTTTGTTTATACCTATGGAGTGGAATTACGAAGGATTCATTGATTCTTATGGACACCCTGTCTTTGATACGCCGGCAGAACCAGCTGAAGGCCCATACGGGGACCTCATTGACCAAGGAGTAATAGAGCATTGGGATAATGAGGTTGATGGATTAAAAGGCGACCAGGACGGCTTAAACGAATATTACAGGCAATTCCCGCGCACTGAAGAGCATGCGTTTCGAGATGAAACAAAAAATAGCATATTTAATCTAGCTAGAATATACGAGCAAATAGATTATAATGACGATATTGAATCTTTAGCAGGGGTTACAACAGGTAGCTTTCAATGGGAAAATGGAATAAAAGATAGTAAAGTAGAGTTCGTACCAAACCCAAATGGAAGATTTAAAGTAAGCTGGGTGCCACCTGCAAATTTACAAAACCGTGTAATAGTAAAGAATGGGGTAAATTACCCTGGAAATGAGCATATGGGTGCCTTTGGCTGTGATAGTTACGATATATCAGGTACTACAGACGGGCAAGGATCTAAAGGTGCACTGCATGGATTAACAAAATTTAGTATGGAAGATGCTCCTGCTAATATGTTTTTTTTAGAATATGTAGCGCGGCCACAAACAGCAGAAATGTTTTTTGAAGATGTGCTTATGTCATTGGTATTTTACGGAATGCCATTGCTTGCGGAAAATAACAAACCTAGATTATTATATTATTTAAGAAGAAGAGGTTATCGCGGATTTTCAATGAATAGACCTGACAGAGCTAGAAATAAGCTATCTGTTACAGAAAAAGAAATTGGTGGAATTCCTAACTCTTCTGAAGATATACGGCAAGCACATGCCGCTGCAATAGAATCATACATACAAAAATATGTTGGTTTATCAGAAAATGGCGAATATGGAAATATGTATTTCAATAATACATTAAATGATTGGGCAAAATTTGATATAAACAAAAGAACAAAATATGATGCCGCCATTAGTTCTGGCTTAGCAATTATGGCTTGTAATAAAAATTTATATGCCCCAAATCAAGAAAAACAAAAATTAAAGCTTAATCTGAACATCGCTAGATATAAAAACGATGGTTCACAATCTAAAATAATAAAAAATTATGGCTGAGTCAGTTGTAAAAAGTTATTTTCCTAGCCAAACAGTTAGCGATGTAGAAAAAGCGAGTCCAGAATATGGTCTTGAAATAGCGCGTGCTATTGAAAACGAATGGTTTAAAAGAGACGCAGCCACAAACAGATTTTATGTAAACCAAAATGCTTACCACAATTTGCGCCTATATGCTCGAGGCGAGCAATCTGTTCAAAAATATAAAGATGAGCTGTCTATCAATGGCGATATGTCTTATCTTAATCTTGATTGGAAACCTGTTCCAATTATACCTAAGTTTGTAGATATTGTAGTGAATGGTATGGCTAATCGTACTTATGATATTAAGGCATATTCGCAAGATCCTTTTGGTGTTAACAAACGCACTGAGTATATGGAAGGTATACTTAGAGATATGCAAACAAAAGAGCTTAACGATTTTGCGCAAGCTAATTTTGGTATAAACCTTCAGGAAAGTAATATGGCTGAACTTCCTGAAAATGAAGAAGAGTTGCAATTACATATGCAGCTTAACTATAAACAAGCTATTGAAATTGCGGAAGAAGAAGCAATAAATGTTATTCTAAATAAGAATAGATATGAATTAACTAAAAAGCAATTATATTATGATCTTGCTGTTTTAGGCACTGCTGCTGTAAAAACTACATATAATAATTCTGAAGGAATTAAAATTGATTATGTAGATCCTGCAAATGTCGTGCACTCTTATACTGAGTCACCTTATTATGAAGATATATATTATATAGGCGAAGTAAAAACAATACCTATTAATGAATTAAAGAAAGAGTTCCCTAATATTTCAAATGAAGATTTAGAAAAGCTTTCTTCTGAAGGTTATTCAAATTATAGAATATATAATAGATATAACCCTATAGCCAATAAACACGATGCTAATACAATTGATGTATTATATTTTAATTATAAAACTTTTCATAACGAAGTTTATAAAATTAAAGAAACAGGAACCGGGGCTAAAAAAGCAATTAAAAAAGATGATTCATTTAATCCTCCTAAAGATCCAAGAGCAAGGTTTGAAAGAATAGCTACAAATATTGAAGTATTATACGAAGGAGTATATGTCCCAGGCGCTAATATGTTATTAAAATGGGAGCTTTGTAAAAATATGATGCGCCCAAAAAGTGATGCTAATAAAGTAAAAATGAATTACTCAATAGTAGCGCCACGTATGTACCAAGGTCGTATCGAATCATTAGTAAGCAGAATTACAGGTTTTGCTGATATGATTCAGCTAACCCATTTAAAACTTCAACAGGTATTATCTAAAATCGTTCCAGATGGTGTTTATTTAGATGCCGACGGTCTGGCAGAAATAGATTTAGGTAATGGAACAAATTATAGTCCGCAAGAAGCGTTGAATATGTTTTTCCAAACAGGTTCTGTAATTGGTAGATCATTTACTTCAGAAGGCGATATGAATCCGGGCAAAGTTCCTATTCAACAAATATCAGCTGGCTCTGGGGGCAATAAAATTTCATCATTGATTAGTACATACAATTACTATTTACAAATGATGCGAGATGCAACCGGGCTAAATGAGGCTCGTGACGGTAGTACTCCGGATAGTAATGCTTTAGTTGGTATTCAAAAAATTGCAGCAGCAAATTCAAACACAGCTACGCGCCATATATTACAAGCTGGGTTATTTTTAGCAGCAGAAACCGCAGAAAAAATATCACTGCGCGTTTCAGACGTTATAGAATATTCACCGGCGCGTGAAGCTTTTATACAATCTATTGGTGTACATAATGTAGCAACTCTAGCGGAGTTGTCAGAATTACATATTCACGACTTTGGCATATTTATTGATTTAATGCCAGACGAAGAAGAAAAACAAAAACTTGAAAACAATATTCAAACCGCGTTATCCGCGGGGCTTATTGATTTAGAAGATGCTATTGATCTTCGAGAAATTAAAAATATTCAGTTAGCAAATCAAATGCTTAAAATACGCAGACGTAAAAAATTAGAGCGTGACCAAGCAATGCAACAACAGAATATTCAAATGCAAGCACAGGCAAATGCGCAAACTCAACAAGTAGCGGCGCAGGCGGAAGTGCAAAAGCAACAAGCACTAACCGCTCAGAAAGCAGAGTTAAAACAAATAGAGTCTCAGCTTGATATGCAGCGATTAATGCAAGAAGCACAACTTAAGAAGGATTTAATGAATCTTGAGTTTGAAATGAACATGCGATTGAAAGGCATTGAAGTTGATGCGCAAAAACAAACAATTAAAGAAAAAGAAGATCGCAAAGATGATCGTACAAAATTACAAGCATCCCAACAAAGCGAGCTAATTAATCAAAGAAAAAATAATTTACCACCTAAATCATTCGAATCAGCAGGTAATGATATACTTAGTGGTGATTTTGACTTAGGTTCTTTCGAACCTAGGTAATGTATAGTGTATAATCTTATAATATTTTATTATGTCTGAAAACATAGAAGTGAAGGCGGTTGAAACCGAAGAATCTTCAATTCAAGAAAAAGAACAAGCAGTGCAAGAAAAAGCAGGGGCTGTATTTGAAGATGGTGTATATAAAGTTGATTTACGTCAACCACCAGTAACAGAACAAGAACAAAACGAAGAAAATGCCGTTCAAGAGCAAAGCACAGATGAGGTTTCTGTTCGCAACGAATCCGAAGTTAGCCAAGAAATGGCAGAAGAAGTACGGGATTCCGAAGAACCTACCCAAGAAGAAGAAGCGGTAGTTTTAGAAGAAATCACCGAAAACGAAACCCCGGAAGAAACAGTACAAGAAGAAGCACAAGAATTAGCATCTGAAGTGGAAGAAGCTATTCAAGAGCAACAAGATTCTGGTATTGAACTCCCGGAAAATATTCAAAAAGTCGTAGACTTTATTAATGAAACAGGCGGTACGCTTGAAGATTACGTAGCACTAAACAAAGATTATTCATCAGTGGATGATATGGCATTGTTACGTGATTATTATAAACAAAATAAACCGCATTTATCTGCGGACGAAATTGATTTTTTAATCGAAGATAGCTTTTCATTTGACGAAGACGTTGATGATGAGCGCGATATTAAACGTAAAAAACTACGTTTTAAAGAAGAGGCTGCAAAAGCACGCCAATCTTTAGAAGGATTAAAAGATCAATATTATAAAGAAATTAAAGCGGGTTCAAAATTAACGCCTGATCAACAAAAGGCTGTTGACTTTTTTAACCGCTATAATAAAGAAACTGAAGAGTCGTCAAAAGTAGTTGAACAACAACAAA